TTAATGAAGCCCGGCACAACGGTGTCGGGTATTCTTATACCCAAAAGAAAGGACGGTGTACCGCCAATGACCGAAAGACAGAAGAAATTCGCCGAATACTACGCTCAGTGCGGTAACGCCGCTCAGAGTGCGATACAGGCAGGATACAGCAAAAAGTATGCAAATACTAATGCTTCAAAATTACTACAAAATACTACAATTACGGAATACATAAAACAGCTCACCGAAGACGCCCAGACTGCACGCATAATGACCGCCTGCGAACGGCAAGCTTTGTTATCCGATATAGCTAAGGATAAACAGAACGAGCTGTCGGACCGTATCAGAGCTATTGACACGCTGAATAAGATGACGGGGGAGTACACGCAGAAGATCAGCATTGACGGGGATTTGGGAGTGAAGATAGTTGACGACTGTTAAGCTAAGCGACATCATTGCTCCCTCGTTCTACGATCTGCACAAGGATATAAAGGCAGACAGGCACACGCACTACTGGCTCAAAGGCGGCAGAGGCTCGACAAAATCCTCGTTTGCATCAACAGAGATACCGCTTGGTATGATGAAAGACCCTATGGCGAATGCGGTCGTTATCCGTAAAGTCGGTCTATATCTGAAAGACAGCGTGTATGAACAGCTGTTGTGGGCAATAGAAAGGCTCGGCGTGTCGCATCTCTGGCAGTGCAAGCAGTCGCCGCTTGAGCTTGTCTACACGCCGACAGGACAGCGTATTTTATTCCGTGGCGCTGACAAGCCGAAAAAGCTGAAATCTACCAAAGTCAGAAAGGGATATATCCGTTATGTGTGGTACGAAGAAGCGGACGAGTTCGGCGGTATGGAAGAGATACGCACGATAAATCAATCCCTGCTCAGAGGCGGTGTGACATACACAGTTTTTTATACGTTCAATCCGCCGAAGTCACAGCGAAACTGGATAAACAGCGAGGTGCTTGTTCCCAGATCTGATAAGGTGGTGCATCACAGCGACTATCGTTCTGTACCGGCGGAATGGCTGGGCGAGCAGTTTCTGATTGAAGCACAACACCTTGAGCAGACAAAGCCGGAGCAGTACAGACATGAATATCTCGGAGAGGTGACCGGAACAGGCGCAGAGGTGTTCACAAACATTACTATCCGTCCTATCACGGACGAGGAAATAAAGTCGTTCGACCATATCAAGCGTGGTATAGACTGGGGGTACGGAGCTGATCCGTTTGTATATATAACAGCTAATTTCGACAGCAAGCGAAACAGGCTGTTTATTTTTTACGAATTTTTCAAGTGCGCCGCAAAGTATGACGTTATTGCAAGCGCAATCCGTAAGGAAAATACACAGAACGGTACGATCGTTGCCGAATCCGCCGAGCCACGCTCGAACGATGAACTTCGTGACAGGGGGTTTCGCATACGAACAGCTATCAAAGGACCCGGAAGCGTTGAGCACGGTATAACGTGGCTTCAGAACCTCGAAGAAATCGTTATTGACGGCACACGTTGCCCGAATGCCGCCCGTGAGTTCAACGAATATGAACTTGACCGTGACAGCAGGGGAGAACTGAAAGCGGACTTCCCCGACAGAAATAACCACACTATTGACGCTATCCGTTATGCCCTTGAGGACTATATCGGCAGGAAGATAGTGAAATCAACGCTCAGCAAGCGGAAATTAGGCATTTATTAAGGAGATTTTATGATAACATCACCGATTTTCACAACAGATAAAACGGCGGAGATGATAACGCCGAAAGCAGCACGGGATTACATAGAAAAGCACGATAAGTACGAAATGCCACGTCTTGCTATGCTGGATAATTACTACTGCGGCAGACAGCACATCTGCGACAGACGCAAAAGTGACGATATGCTGAGCAACAACCGTGTTATGATAAATCACGCCGCATATATCGCAAAATTCACATCTTCGTATCTGATAGCTACACCGGTAGCGTACAGCGGTAAAGATGATACGGATATTACGGCAATAACCGATTGCCTTTCTTATGCCGACAGCAGTACGCAGGACGCAGATCTTGCGCTTGATGCCGCAATATTCGGCAGAGCCTACGAACTTATCTATATGGACGCTGACAGCCGTCCGAAGCTTGCCCGTATCACTCCGCTGTCCGCTTTTGTCGTTTATGATGATACGGTAGAGCAAAATCCCGTATTTGCGGTGTACTATTATCCCGTTTTCGAGCCGGGCAACAGTACGCCAAAGTGCTTCAAGTGTCAGCTTATGACCGATACGATAACGCAGGATTTTGAACTTACAAGCAACTTCGGACTTAAATCGGAGGGCGAGATAATACTGCATTATTTCGGCAAAGTACCGCTGAATGAGATCTATAATGACGGTCAGCGACAGGGCGATTTCGAGCAGGTCATAAGCCTTATTGACGCATATAACACGTTGCAGTCAGACAGGGTCAATGACAAGGAGCAGTTCGTTGACAGCCTGATGTACATCAAAGGTCAGATACTCGGTGAAACAGACGATGAAAAGGCTGAAACCTACAGCGATATTCAGCGCAACAGGGTCGTTGAACTGTCGCAGGACGGCGAAATAGGATTTCTGACACGGCAGTTCGATGAAGCCAGTGTGGAAGTGCTGAGAAAGAGTATTGTTACCGATATTCACAAGATTTCGGGCGTGCCCGATATGTCGGACGAAAGTTTTGCAGGGAATGCTTCGGGTGTTGCGATGAAGTACAAGCTTCTGAATCTTGAACAGATTACCAAGACAAAGGAGCGGTATTTCACCGAGGGATTACGTTACCGCCTTGAATGCCTGTCAAACATAATCGGCATAAAGGGCGGTTATATCGATCCGAAGCAGATCGATATAACCTTTACACGCTCGCTTCCTCAAAATGAACTTGAATTATCCCAGGTGGTTGCAACGCTTGACGGTAAAGTACCGCAGGAAACACTGCTCTCGCTCCTGCCGTTTGTTAAGGACCCTCAGAGCGCCGCAGAAGAACTCAGACAGCAGAAGCAGGACGCTATAGCGGCACAACAGCAGATGTTTATGAACACACCGCTTGTAAGGGGCGAAAGCAATGAAGAATCCGAGTAAGAAATACTGGGAGGACAGAGCCGCAGGACGAATGGTAAGCTACACGGCTAAAGCGGAAAGCACCGCCGATACGCTCGGCAAGGCTTATTACGCAACAGCACGGTATCTGCAAGATGAAGCAAAAGGCATTTTGAGTACATTTGCCGATAAGTTTGAACTGAGTATTACCGAAGCTGAAACAATGCTCAAAAATGCACCGGGCAAGTCGATGTTTGAACAGATGAAGACCGCTCTTGCCACCTGCACCGATGAGCAGAAGAAGCAGGAACTTGAAACTCTGTTATCATCGCCTGCATACGCACACAGAATAGGGCGTTTAAATGATCTTGACAGCAAGATAAGTGATATGTGCTCACGCCTTGCAAACGCCGAAATAGGCGTTGATACAGAGCATCTGGGCGATATAATTCAGAGTGCGTATATGCAGACGGTTTTCGATGTGACGAAGGGTGCGGATTACCGTGCGGCTTTTGATTTAATCCCCGAAAGCCGTGTGAAAGCTATTCTGTCTACCAACTGGAGCGGACAAATGTTCTCCGAACGTGTCTGGGATAACACAAACGCACTTGCAGACGGGCTGAAGCACGATATGCTTGTGGGCATTATGGCAGGAAAGTCCGAGCAGCACATGGCGGACGATATAATGAACCGCTGCGGTGTCGGCGCTTTCGAGGCACGCAGGCGTGTCCGGACGGAAACTACCTGCGTTGCGAATATGGCGGAGCTGTACGGCTACAAGGAGCTTGACATTGACGAATACGAGTTTTCCGCCTGCCTTGACAGCCGCACAAGCGATCTATGCCGAGAGCTTGACGGTAAGGTGTTCAAGCGTAACAGCGCACAGGCAGGTGTAAATCTTCCGCCTATGCACCCGTTCTGCCGTTCTACAACGCTCCCTGTTCTGCCGAGCGAGGAGGATCTTGATAAAGAGCTTGCCGAACTGGGCGATGAGATAGGCGCAGATGTTGACTTTGACGAGTGGGAGCGGAACTTACAGCAGGGCGAGGACGGCAAGTGGCGGTACGTTGCAGGAAGTGCGGGTAAAGTCAAAGCGAATAAACCGATGAGGTTTGCAGGGAATGGTGTTGACAAATCAAAGAAAAATGGTATAATTAACAACAGAAAGTTAAGTATAAGTGATAGAATACTTGAATGGAATGACGAAGATAAAATTCTGGAATACAGTCCAGACGAAGTAGAAGCTGAATTGCTAAAAAGTGAAATTGGTCGAGAAGCTAATGAGTATATAGTCGATAATAACATAATCATTAATTTTGATTATTCACAGTTTTCGCTTTTTGATGAAGAACTCTGTTTAGGTGAAGTTATTTCTTCAAAAGATATAGCAATCTATCCCAATAATTGCAAAAGTGTATCAGCTTTAGCAAAAACAATAATTCACGAAGTAGAGCACTTAAAAATTAACAGTGATTATAACACTCAAAAAGAAGAAGTAAGGTGTAAGTTGGCTGAAATAAAGCATACTAAGAATAATTATGATTATTCTGATATAAGGAGAACCATTACAGAAGTGAAAAAAATAAATGGATACAACGGAATGTCTTGGAGGTAATTTATGAACTATAGTTCTTATTCAGAATTTGCAATTAAACGTAAAGAACTGTATGAAGGAAAAGTAACCAAAATCCCATGTCCTGAATGTAGTGGCGGCTATATAAGCAAAAGTAATGATCCTAAAAAAAAGAGCAATAATACATTTTACTGCGATAAATGCAACATGAAAATTATTGTTAATTGACCGCAAGCGTCCTAATGAATTAAACTTTAACCGCCCACAGCAGTGAGCGGTTTTCTTATACCCGTGTGCAATTGATTGCGCAAAACTTAATAATTTTACCGCTCCACGAGGGCGGTATTTTTATACCCAAAAACAATTTATTCCGAACGTTGTGGGCAATGAACGCAGTGGGCGGAGAAAGGACAGAAACATGAATAACAGAAGAATTTTCATCGGCTTACAGCACTTCGCAGAAGGCGAGGGTGACGGTGGCACAAGCGCAAACGTTCCCGGCAATCAGACGGCCGATAACGGCGGTGACGCTCAGGATAACGCATCGCAGAAGCCAACCTTTGACGATATGTTAAAGGACAAGGATATGCAGTCTGAGTTTGACAAGCGTGTAAGCAAGGCACTGGAAACAGCAAAAACAAAGTGGCAGAAGGACGCAGACGAGAAACTCTCGGAGGCGAAGAAGCTCGAAAAAATGAACGCAGAGCAGAAAGCCGAGTACCAGCGTAAGCAGACTGAGGAAAAGCTTGCAAAGCGTGAGGCGGAGGTTACAAGGCGTGAGCTTATGGCGGAAGCTAAGGTACAGCTTGCGGATAAGGGACTTCCCGTAGGGCTTGCCGCTGTGCTTGACTATACCGGTGCGGATGAATGCAAGACAAGCATTGAAACGGTCAGCAAGGCATTTGCTGAAGCCGTTGAATGTGCGGTCAACGAAAGAATGAAGGGCAATCCGCCGAAAGCAGGAAGCCCAACAGGCAAGAAAGACCCGTTCCTTGAGGGACTGGGCGTATAAGAAAGGAAAAGAAAAATGGTAAATTACGCAACCAAGTATTCAAACACTGTTGATGAAATTATCAAGGCAGGCGCACTCTCAGACAGTGCGGTAAATAACGACTATGAGTTCACCGGTGCTCAGACCGTAAAGGTCTACTCTATGGGTACGGCAAAGATGAACGACTACAGGACAAGCGGCGCAAACCGTTACGGCACACCTGAGGAGCTTCAGGACGAAACGCAGGAGATGGTAATGTCACGCAAGAGATCATTCTCCTACACGATTGACAAGACAAATGCCGTTGATTCTCCCGAAGGTGTAAAGGATGCAGGTAAATCGCTCAGAAGACAGCTCGACACTGTGGTTATCCCCGAAATTGATACCTACAGATTTGCCGCTATCGCAAAGGGGGCAGGCTTCAGAACATTCACGGCACTGTCAAAGTCCAACGCATACGAAACATTCCTCACTGCAAACGGTATGATTGACGATGCGGAAATGCCCACAGTCGGAAGAGTGGCATTTGTTACTCCCGACTTCTATAACAAGCTGAAGCTTGACGATAATTTCACTAAGGCAAGCGATATGGCGCAGGAGAAGATAATTTTCAACGGTCAGATAGGACAGATTGACGAAGTGCCTGTTGTCAAGGTGCCCTCTGTCAGAATGCCCGCAGGTGCTGATTTCATTATCACCAACCCTATGGCAACAACAGGACCTGAAAAGATAAACGACTACCGTATTCACGAAGATCCTCCCGGACTTGCAGGACACCTTGTTGAAGGTCTGTTCTACTATGACGCTTTTGTGCTGAATAACAAGAAGAATATGATAGCCGTAAATTACGGCCATCTCGGCTCTCTCACAGCGTCTATGACGGCAGGAGAAAGCGGTAAGGGCATTGTTACCGTAACAGGCAACACAAACGGCGGTAAGCTCGTTTATAAGACGGCATCCTCTGTCACTGCGGCGACACTCGGCTCTGATGTAGCAACATGGGCGGAGCTTCCCTCAGACGGTATCGTATCTGCGACAGCTTCACACAAGATAGCGGTCGCAGTATCCGTTGATGGTAAGGCTGTAGCGGCATCCGAAGCAATCACGGTAGCCGTAGGTTAAGGAGAAACGCAATGACAGCACTGGAAACGCTTAAAATCCGTCTTGGTATTTCCGATGAAAAGCAGGACGGACTGCTTGCCGTGCTTCTTGACAGTGCAGAGGACACTATCCTTGACGTTATCGGCAGAGATGAGATGCCTGCAAGGCTTGTTAGTGTGCAGACAGAGCTTGCGGTTATAGCCTATAACAGACAGGGAGCAGAGGGAGAAACCGCTCGCAGCGAGGGCGGTATTTCCCGTTCCTTTGTATCCGATCTGCCGCCCGATATGCAGAAAAGATTGCAGAACTATCCCCGAAAGGTCGGTGTTATCCGTGCGAATGATGACGGTTGATACAAGAACGCTTGCGGTGTATCGCAAGGTATCAAAGAAAAGCGACTATGTGGGAACGGTATCGGAGCTTAAACAGGTAGCGACAATATCCGCTGTTGTAAAGCCGGTAACCGACAGCGTATCTGTCGAACTGTACGGCGAGAGAATACACGGTATGCTGACGATAGCAACAACGGATAAAGACACGCTTAAAGTCGGAGATATAGTAAGGTGTGACGGGGCAGATTATAAGATACTCTCCGTCGCACATTACACTATGCACGACAGCGCAACGGCAGAAAGGACATAAGCATGGAAATGTCAATCGAAGGACTTGAAAATTTAATGGCAAAGCTCAGACGTCTCGGCGGAAGCGTAGATGCGGCAATAGACAAGGGCATAGGTAAGGGCGTTCAGAAGATAAAGCGTGACGCAAAGGTAAACTGCCCGTATGATACAGGAAGGCTGAAAGGCAGTATCTCTACAGAACACCTTGAGCCTAAGGTCTGGGCGGTCGGTACAAACGTTGAATATGCCATGTTTGTAGAGTTCGGCACAGGTCAGCACGGTGCACCGGGTGTACCTCACACGATGCAGCCGTGGAGATACAAGGACGCTAAAGGCAACTGGCATATAACGAACGGCGCACCGCCGAAACCGTATCTTTATCCTGCGTTGCTTGGCAACAGGGAGTATGTTTTCAAGTCCTGCAAGGTTGAGCTTGCAAGAGCAATAAGGAGCGCAATGGCATGATAGATATTATACCCACAATTGCTGATATGCTTGCCGATATAGGCACGGTGGAATTACAGTTCCCCGACACCACAGCCGATTTGCCTGTCATTACGTTAAGTGAGATAGCAAATCAGAGCGATGCCGTACTTCACGGTGCGGAGCGTCTTTCGGTTATCACGGTACAGATTGATGTATGGGATAAGGCGGACACGCCTGCTGTTGTAGCCGATATGTCGGCACGGATAAGCGCTGTAATGGTATCGAAAGGCTTTCGCCGTATATTCGGACAGATGATGCCCGACGGCGAATTACAGCGTAAATGTATGCGGTTTTCCGCAAAAATAGATGAACTGAATCACAGGGTTTATAACTCTTAGACAGAAAGGAAAATTATTATGGAACTTTTATCAAAAGGCACAAAATTACAGTATGCCGACACAAAGGCAGGCACATATAAGACGCTGTACGGCTTGCAGTCAACTCCCGATATGGGCGGTGATCCTGAAAAGGTTGATGTAACGAACCTTGCGGACGGTGCGAAGCGTTATATACCCGGTGTCAAGGACTACGGCGATCTGGACTTCACGTTCTTTTATAACGATGAAGATGAAAATCCTGCCGTGTCGGAAGCGGACGTAGCGGCGGCGTATTCCACGCTGAGAGCGTTACAGACATCGAACGCAACAGTGTGGTTCAAGCTGATTTATCCGGATAATACAGGCTATCAGTGGAGCTCGAAGGTATCGGTAAAGCGTTCTGCGGCAGAGGTCAATGCGGCGCTGAAATTCACGCTCAGAAGCACACCTCTTACAGAGCTTGAGGACGTAACTGCTGCGGCATAACTTGACATTTATAGTCCTTCATGGTATTATAGATACAAATATAGTATCACGGAGGGAATATAATGACTAAGCAATTAGAAAACTACCTTAATCACTACAACTATGTTGTAGGCGAACCTTGCGGCGAAAACGTACAAGCGGCTTGTGCCGAAATAAAAGCAAGCGGCGGAGAACTGCCCGATAACGTATATTTCTGCGGCAAGGAGAACAAGTACTACGAGATTAAGTCAAACGATGAAATCACGCAGTTATTACTTATCGAGAATGCAAGAACAAATGACAAGCTCGAACAGCTTGTAAGCGAGCTTGAGGGTGAACACGCACAGCAGGCAAGAATGAGAAAAGATGTGAAGTCAATCAAAAGCGTAGCGCTTTTCTTCCTGATTATCTCGATAATCGGTTTTGCTGTAATGTTCCTTAACATAGCGAGTATCGCACGAATATTGCATTGATGAGTAAGCGGTGAGGTATAAGATTAAGCACATCTGAGAGGGTGTGCTTTTCTTATGCAAAAAATCAAACGGAGGATATTAAAATGGAAGAAAACAGATTACCTTACGAAACACTGAAAATCGGTGACACTGAGTACAAACTCAAAATCTCGGCTGCATCGGCAATCGAGATTGAGAAGAAAACAGGCAAGTCGCTTGTTGCAGGTATGGCGGATTTTGACAAGCTCGAAACAGTAACGCTGTATCTGTGGGGCGCATTAAATCGCTTTCAGGCAAATATCGACATCAGAAAGGCGCAGGAGATTTATGACGATTACATAGACGCGGGCGGCGACCTTTCGGATATGGCGGAGATACTCTTCAAGACGCTTACGGTGTCGGGTTTTTTCAAGCGTCAGCAGGCAGAAAAACTGCTGGCGCTCGCAGAAAAGGCAGAGAGTGGAGCAGTGCAGGAGAGCTGATAACTAATCTCTACCGCCCGGCACTGACGGCAGGAATAAAGCATAAAGATTTCTGGGACTTATCGGTACGGGAAATAACGCAGGCGATACAGGCAAAAAATGAATACGACAAGGCACACACCGAGCTTAACGAACGCTTGATGTGTGCCTTTGCTTATAGCATCGGTCAGCTTGTTGCCATCGGTGTCAACGCTCCAAGGCAATATCCGCACAGCATAGAAAAGGCATTTCCTAAGCTGTACGGACGTGATAAGTCGGAGGGAATACCTGTGTCGGACTGGGAGGTATCAAAGCAGAATATGGCTGAATATGCGGCGGCTACGAAAGGCAGGTACAGTAAGTGACAGTAGAAGAACTGAACGTTATAGTCAGTGCAAACAAGGATGATTTTGACCGTAAGATACGAATGGTGAATGAAAACCTTGTGAATGTAAAAAAGCAGGCGGGAGATACCTCTGCCGGAACGCTGAGTGCTTTTAAGACACTCGCTTCGGGACTATCGGCGCTTGGCTTTGGTGCAATGATAAAGAACGCAATCAGCCTTGCAGGTGATCTCGAACAGAATATAGGCGGCTCAGCGTCGGTCTTCAAAAATTATGCCGACACAATTCAGAGAACCGCAGAAACTGCCGCTTCTTCGCTTGGACTTTCACAAAGCAAATATCTTGCAACTGCTACAAAGATGGGTGCGCTCTTTCAGGGCTCGGGCTTTTCGGTAGCACAGTCTGCCAATATGGTAACGCAGTCTATGCAACGAGCGTCTGATGTGGCGAGTATTATGGGCATATCCGTTGACAGCGCAATGGAAGCGGTCACAGGTATGGCTAAGGGCAACTTCACAATGATGGATAATCTCGGTGTTGCCATAAACGACACGAACCTGCAGATATACGCACAGGAAAAAGGTCTTGGAAAGCTTGAAACCACACAGCAGAAGGTCAATGCCGCTATGCAGATGTTCCTTGATAAGTCGGACTATGCGGCAGGAAACTACGCAAAGGAAAACGATACCTATTCGGGTGCACTTGCGACATTCAAGGCAGAACTTGAGGATTTTGCCGCAGAAGCCGGTACAGCACTCCTGCCGCTCGCTCAGAACGTCCTTCCTGTGCTGTCAAGCTCACTTAATGCATTAAAGCCCGTGATAATGACGGTAGCAGAAGCTGTCGGAGGGCTTGGTGGTATTGTAGCGGATATACAGGCAAAGGTCGAAGCGGCAACACCTGCACAGCGGACAATGCTGAAAATTGCTATCGGTATGGCTGTGGCAATACCGGCTGTAACAGCGGCAACAAGGCTTATGAGAGCCGCTAAACTTGCATATACCGGCGTGCTGAACATACTTATACCAAAGCAGTTGACGTATGCGAGCGCATTAAAGGCAACTATGGGCTGGATAGGAATAATAGTCGGTGCGCTGGCACTGCTTGGCATAGCCACGAATAAAGGCACTGAGGGCATAGACGACAATTCCGAAAAGCTGAAAGAAGAAAATGAAGCGGCAGACAAAGCGGCGAAAGGCGTTGATGATGTCGCAGAAAGCACAGATAATCTTACAGACAGCGTAAAACGCAGTCTTGCAGGTTTTGACGAGCTTAACAGACTGTCGGGAAATTCCGGTACGCTTGCTTCAAGCGTGGTGTCGAGCACTGATGTGGAGAATGCGGAGAGCCTTGCTGATGCGCTGAGTGATGTGCAGGGGAAGACGAAAAATATAGATTTAGGTTCGTTATCATTTGATATTGATTTTTCTAATATCTGGGGCGATTTAAACAAGCTCTTGGGAAAATTGAAAAGCGGTGAAATAGGTAATTCTATTAAATCATTATTTAACAATCTTGGCACTACGTTAAAGCCTTTCTTTGACGGAATAGATGAAATGTTTGGTTTTAATCTTGATAAATGGCTCAAGGATTTAGGCAATTTTATCGGTGACATAGTTACGGACATCAGCAATGGAGATATAGACAAGGCGATTGATGATGTATTTGCATTTGTAAAAAATTCATTTATTAATATAGCACCCAGTATAACTACAATTTGTAGCAAAATCATCGGTGAAGTTGACAAACTGCTTGGCACATCATTCCAAAAGTCTTTTGACAAATGTGCTGAGTTATGCTATCAGGCAGGTGTAATGCTAAATAATGTTATAAATGATACTGTCGGTAAGACGGAACGTAGTCAGAAATATAACACCACATATAGCGAAATGCTGACGTATATGCGGGATTGGATGGTGAAAAACGACAGCACAAGTGCAGACAATGCATACGGCGAAACAGTCAGTCATTTTAATATTAACAATGACGAAGAACTGAAAAAATGGTTTGATGAAGGTAATTACGGTGCTTCGCTTTATGAGTTTGCAAAAACAACGGCTATGCGGATAAAAAATGACGAGGTTGACCCTGTTCTTAAGCGTCGTCTAAAAGGGCAGTCTACATGGGCAGATATAAGTTCACTCGGCATTCTCGGTTACGCCGACGGCGGTTTCCCCGACTATGGCGACTTATTCATAGCTAACGAAGCCGGCCCTGAGCTTGTCGGCACTATCGGCAACCGTACCGCAGTTGCGAACACGTCAAGCATAGAAACAGCAATATATAACGCTGTACGCTCGGCTATGTCAGACAGTTCAGGCGGTCAGTCCGCAGATATACATGTCACGGTCGATATAGACGGTGATACGGTCGGTGAAACCGTAGCACGCTATAATGCTGTCAGAAACCGCAGACTTAACGGAAGGAGTTAATATGCAGACACTTATAAAATTCGGCAGCTTCACGCCGATTTCGCCACGCTCATACGCTGTACAACGTTCCGACCTTGACAGTGAGGACAGCGGCAGAAGCGAAACAGGCAAGATGTTCCGCAACCGTATCAGAGCGGGCGTGTATAAGATACAGGTAACTTGGAGGGTGAACAGGTCGCAGCTTTCCGCTATAGCAAATGCGATTTCTCCCGATTCGTTTTCTGCAACATTTTTCGACCCGACCACAGCAAGCACAAAGACCTGCACGATGTATGCCGGCGACAGAAGCGCAACTATGGTACTTAACGCCGACACTGCCGCAGAAACGCTGTGGGATTTAAGCGTAAACTTTATCGAATATTAAGAGGTGATTCTATGCTTGATGTATCGGCCGCTTACACGGCGGCTATTAAGGATAAAAACCGCACAGACCGCATTACAGGTACAATTAAACTCTGTGACGGCGAAACGATAAACATAACCGATGATATTATCGTGAACAACAGCGTCACCCTGAAAGAACAGCTTGTATCGGGTGATACTTTTGAAATAGGTACGTTCTACACAAATCAGCTTGATATAACGGTGTATGACAATAACTTTTTGTCAAGGACTTATGCGAATGCAAGGATAACGCCGAAATACGAAATACAGCTTGCCGATGGGACTTGGGAAAGTGTTCCGCTCGGAATATTTACGGTAGATAACAGCCTTACAAAGCGTAAGGGCAGTATCCACAAGCTGACCGCTTTTGATGACAGCACAAAGTTTGACGTTGATATATCGGTGTATTCGGGTGGAAAAAAGACGGTGCAGCAGCACATAAAGGATCTTGCCGCAGATGTCGGAATAACGCTTGTTACTACAGATTTCAGTTCATATCCGAACTATGATTTGACAGTGGATTCAACGGTTTCTTCGTCCGTGCAGACGTACCGAGATCTTATCGAGTGGTGCTGTGCACTTATGGCGTCATCGGCAAGAATCAACAGGTACGGCAAGCTCGAAATTGTTAAACTCAAGGAAAAGAAAAAAATCGTTGACGGTGCGCTTGTATACGATGCAGACTACACTGTCGAGGGCTATGAGCGTACTGGCACGGAGTTTTTCGACCTCAGAGCGCTGACGAAGTATTTTTCTACTGCTTTTGATGGGGAACCGTATGTTTACAAAAATCATGCGGTGCTTACATTACCGGATGCCGCTGCCCGAAACGCCACAATGTTTATACCGGAAAATCCGCTTTTGCAGTCTGTATCAGACGCCGAGCGTAAGACAGCTTTTGAAACGTGTGTGAACACGATTTATATCGCACTGCGCCGTGTGGAATTTTCTTTCAACGGAAATCCTGCTATTGAGTGCTTTGATACGCTGTTCGGTAATGGCGGAAAGATAGATATAAACGGCACAATAGCTTTCTTCCCGACTTTGCTTGTATGGAAATACAGAGGGGCACATAAGGTAAGCTGTGCGTTTGCGGAACTGACGGATGAGGCAACAGAGAGCGCATCTGAGGCGGCAATATCAGTGGTGAATGCGAGCACAATAAACAAGATGCCTGTGCAAGTAAAAAGCAAGACGGAAAAACGTCTTGATGGGGTGGGTAAAACGGCTTTTGATGCCAGCAGTGTCGGCAAGTTCACCGCTACCGGCATCGGCTGTGAGATATTCAACGACTATGAAAATAATATCGCAAGCAGCACATACGCACACGCCGAAGGAAACAGCACCACAGCAAGCAGCACATACGCACACGCTGAAGGATACGGCACCACAGCAAGCGGAACAAGCTCGCACGCTGAGGGAGAAAACACCACAGCAAGCGGCGCATACGCACACGCTGAAGGATACGGCACTGTTGCAAGCGGCGGATACAGCCACGCAGAAGGGTACAATGCCGTTGCAAGCGGTTGGTACAGCCACGCAGGCGGCATTAACAGCGAAGCGAAAGCGGAAGCATCCTTCGCTCACGGCGAGTATGCAGTATCCAATTATCGAGGCGGTGCGGCTTTCGGCATAATGAACAAGACTAAGGACGCACTTTTTGTTGTCGGTAACGGATGGGCGAACACTAAAACCGAGAGTGATGCACTTGTGCTTGATAACGCAGGAAATCTGTGGGTGGCAGGCAGTATAAAGTGCGGCGGTGGCAGCGGAGGTTATACCTTGTCGCCTGCGACAGCCGACACGCTCGGCGGCGTGATGATAGGCGATAATATATCGGTAACGGCTGACGGTACAATATCGGTGGATCTGTCGGGTTACTTGAAAGCGGACGAAATATCGGAATGGGCGAAGGCTGAAAATAAGCCTGCTTATACGGCAAGCGAGGTAGGGCTTGGCAATGTGGATAACACAGCAGATGCCGACAAGCCGATATCTACAGCGACACAGACAGCACTTGACGGTAAGGCAGATACAGGACACACGCACACGGTATCCGACATCACAGATATGCCTGCATACTTGACACAAGAAACAGACCCGACAGTGCCTGCGTGGGCAAAGGCAAAAAATAAGCCTACATACACAGCCGATGAAGTCGGGGCGGCGAAAAAGAAACACACACACAACGTGTCGGATATCACAGATATGCCAGAATGGACGAAAACCGAGAATAAGCCTGTATATACGGCGAGCGAGGTCGGAGCGGCGACAGCGGCAGATATTACTGCGGCGGTGAATGCTGTCGAGATCGGCGGCAGAAATCTGCTGTATGACAGCACCGGAAATCTTAAAAAAGGCTGGAGCGGTAACACTATAATAACGGTTGATGGCGGAATATCAGGAAATAGCCTTGCAATATCCAGAACCGGCTATTCCGGCAATGCACGATATTTTGGCACGAGCAAGAGGCACTTTCTGACGGATTTCGAGGTTGGCACAAGCTACACGCTTTCGGCGTGGATAAAGGTCAGAAGCGATGTCGAGCTTGACGCAAGCGGCTATGTAATGGCAAGATTCCGTTCCGCTGATAATACGAAGCTGCATATTTTACCGCTTACCGTCAACAACAAAACCAAAAAGGACGAGTGGCTCTACTGCGAAAAGACTTGGACGATAGACGACAGCGACATAGCGAAGCTCGAATGCGTGGCGCTTGCGCTTGATAAAAACGGCATGATCGAGGCGTGCAACATCAAGCTCGAAAAAGGCACTAAGGCTACAGACTGGTCGCCCGCTCCCGAAGAGGATACAGAGCGTATCGCAAGCCTTGAGGCAAGAGTTGCGGCGCTTGAGGCTATGGCGGTATCGGGAGGTGAGGTATAATGTTGGATTTTGGCAGATGGATAGTCGAGGTTGCTGTGAACGGCGTTAAAAGCGGCAGTTTTGACAGGGCTTGGGCGGCTATGCAGCTTGGCAATCATTACAGCCGTGACAGAATCACGGCGGAGGATATTGCGAGGTTTGATGAGAAGATGAATGAGTATGAGGCAGAGATGAAGGCAGAGCAGGAAGAAATCGGTGAAGAACCGGTTGAAATAACAGATGCCGAGTAATCGGTAGAAAGGAAAAAAGTTATGGAAAAAATCAACGGCATTTTCGGCGGAATAGTGGCTACTATCGGCGGCATGATAGGGTGGATATGGGGCGATTTTACGCCCTTGCTTGCCGCTCTGATCGTGTGCATGGTGCTTGATTACATATCTGGCGTTGCGTGTGCGATTGTCAGAAAAGACGTGTCAAGCGAGGTCGGCTTTAAAGGCATAGTCAAGAAAATACTGATTTTAATGCTCGTCGGCGTTGCACACGTTTTAGACGCTTATGTGCTTAATTCGACTCCCGTACTACAGTCGGCGGTCATGATGTTCTTTATCGCCAATGAGGGTATATCGCTTGTGGAAAATGCTGCAGGACTTGGCATACCAATACCGAAAAAAATGCTTGAAGTGTTAAAGCAGCTGAAGCTCAAGGGTGACAGCACAGAGAAAAGCGAAAGCGAGGAAAAGTAATATGTTAAAAATCAAGGGCATTGACATCAGCAGGGCACAGGAGCAGTTCGATTTTACGGCGGCTGTGTCGGCAGGCGTAAAGTTTGTAATTATCCGTGCCGGCATACGCACGGACGAGGACACTTATTTCAGACGCAATATCGAGCAGTGCAGAAAACTCGGAATAGATTTCGGCTGTTACTGGTATGTTACGGCAACAGACACAGCGGAGCTTGACAGGCAGATAAATGCGTGCATCAAGACGATAGGTGATGAAAAGCCGTCATATCCCGTGTTCTGCGACATGGAGGAACAGTGTCAGATAGACAACCTCACAAGCAAGGAAAGAACCGATATGGCGCTTGAGTTCTGCGACAGGCTGAATAAGGCAGGGCTTCCCTCCGGAGTGTATGCAAATCCTGCGTGGCTTGAAAGCTACTATCAGAAGGAACGTATTGTTGGGAAGCGTGATATATGGCTTGCACACTGGACCGAAAGCCCGGATTATGCAAGCAGATACGATTATGGGCAGAAAATGTGGCAGTGGGGCATTGACAGCATCGGCGGAAATGACGTTGACGGGGATATTTGCTTTGTAGATTATCCTACAATAACGGCAAAATGGTATAAGGAAAACTGCGGTGATATGACGGAAAAGCCCGATAAGCCTGAGAATCTGTTCAAAAAAGGCGACAGTGTAAGGGTGAAGCGTGGCGCAAGGTTTACGAACGGGGTTGAGCCGTATTCTTATGTGTATGATACGGTCTATACCGTTCAGCAGGTGTCGGCAAGCGGTAAGGAAACGCTTATAGGCATCGGCTCGGTGCCTACCGGCTGGCTTTATACAGAGAATCTGTACAAGGCGGAAAAGGCGGAAAGCACGGAAAACAATGACACAACGCAGAAATTCGCTGTAGGCGATAAGGTCAAGGTGAATTACGGTGCTAAGACGTATAACGGCGGTTCGCTTGCTTTGTTTGTTTATACTAATGTGTACGAGGTAATGCAGGCAGGCTCGGGTGACAGAGAGGATTATATCGTCATCGGTCAGGGCGGGCAGGTCACTGCGGCGGTAAAGGCAAAAGATTTAAAGAAGGTTTAATAAACATTTATCCCCCGGCGGAGCAAAAAGGCTCTGTCGGGGGATTTTTTGTATGTTATAGTGCGTGCGCTATTTCATCTATACACGCACTATAACATTCATTACTACAAAGGCATTTTCGGGAACACTGTCAGATTAAAATCATCGACAGATACGCCTTTATAAGCGCCGCTTTTTGCTTTTGAATACTCGGCGTGGTCGATTACTTCTTTAAGCACTCTGTTTTTATCAGCCGGAGTGCTCAGAGTGTCGTATATTTTCAGAACGTGTTCAACTTTTGGAATAAACTCTGATTTCTCGGTCAACAGCTTTTCCATAGATTCAAGCTGTTCTGACAGTTGTTCATATTCCGCTTTGGCTTTTGTGATTCTTTCTGTTACAGAAACAGATCTCTGACGGAACATATCGGGCGTATATATGCCTTGTTCAAGCAGATCGCACATACCGTCAAGCTGTTGTTGTAGCGTTGCGACTTTTTTCTTAGCACTTTCAACAGAGGATTTCAGCATATCTATAGAGCTAGAGCTATTCTTCTTGCTTTGCTTCTCCTTGAGCTTGTATTTTTCTGCCCATTCTTTTAGCGTATCAAGTACACGTTTTTCGACTATATCATACGGGGTCGATACGTTATCGCAATAGCGGTAATGGCATACAAGATACGGAGGTTTACCTTTCGTACTCGGACTTCTCAAAGTCATTTTATGACCGCAATTTTTACATATCACTATTCCGGCAAGAGAGCCTTTAAGTTCTTTCTTGTATCCGACAGGTGGCGGAGGTATAGACTTGATTTTGCGCTGTGCTTTATCATACAGCTCCTGTGTGATTATAGCTTCGTGAAGACCTTTTGATAGCACACAGTTTTCATCGAGGGTTACAGGACGGCTTGTTACCGTTTTTCCGTCTACTACAGTTTTTTTGTTCCTGCGGTATCCCCATCGAATAAAGCCTGCATACACCGGGTTTGTGATTATATCACGCAGAGTTTCTTTGCTCCAGTAATCGTTCCGATACGGCTTTATGCCTAAGCTGTTAAGTTTGGTAGCTATTTTGCTAAGTCCTGCATCTTCACCGTCAAGGCCGTTGACATACCAGTCATATATCTGCTTTATGACTTCTGCCTGTTCGGGAATAATGCGGAGCGTGTTTCCTTTATCATTCGGGATTTTTATTTTCTCATACCCGTATGGTGCTCTGCCGGCAATGTATTTTCCCTCACTCGCAGAAGCTCTCCTGCCACGCTGAAGACGGCGGTTAATGGTTTTGTACTCTCTGCGACTCATGAATAGCCCGAACTCGAAATACTCCTCGTCAAATTCGTTGTTCGGGTCGTAAACTTTCATAGGAGTGTATATTTTTGTGTTGCTGTACTTAAAAGTCTGAGCGACAAGCCCCTGATCCATTGTATCGCCACGAGCCAGACGTTCGACCTCGACAACAAGTACGCCGTCATATAGCCCCTGTTCCACATCGGCAAGTAACAATTGCATTTGCGGACGTGTTGCAATGCTTTCTCCGGAAACGACTTCTTCATAGATTTTAGCTATGCGAAGTCCCTCGCACTTTGCGTAATCGAGCAGCAGTTTCCTGTGACGGGCAAGGGTTTCGCCTTCTCCACGCTGTTCGGCTTCGTTGTCCTTACGGGATTTACGCAGGTATATAGCATAATCGGGCATTGTGATACCTCCTTTTTATAGTTTTTCCACTGGTGAATTTGTAGTGTGCTGTAATATTTCTTATTTCTACATAAAACACAAACAGAAACGAAAAAAATTTTACAAAATGTATATTTACATCTTGCTCTTTATATGATATAATGAAACCTGGAATGAAGAAAATGAATAACACTAAAGGATACGACACATTATTTAAGTGCTGTATCAGATGGTGAGTTTTTATATTCACTTCATAAAGGGGCCTTTTGTACGGTGCATGCTTGCATGTGCTTTAGTCAAAAGGCTCTTTTCTTTTTCCCCATTTTAAGTAGTCATACACTCTAATTAAACGTCTTATATTTGTTCGAGTTTGTGGATTAGATGAAGCAAGTATATTTTTGTCTTTAAACAAGTCAGACAAAAATTGTTCAAGCTGTTGCAGGTCAAATTCATCTTCTGTTAAGTAAGCCATGTATCTAGTTGATTTTTCCAAATCATCTTTATAATATTTTTGTATGCTAGAAACTGAATGGCAGTCACTGGTTAAAGATGAACGCGCATTTTTTATTGATTTTGATATTATCTTGTCAAAGGTTTGTGCCCTAGCGTATTCGGTGCATTCTGGAAATTGTTTAGTAGCTTGACTTAAAAGTTTATGAACTGGCACTTTATCTGAATTTTGTTTGCGAATTGTAGAAAACGCACATTCAAGTAAATCATCAGCAGAAAAGCAGAGATCACCTAATACTATGTTACGATACCAATCATCGCCGGTAATGCCTTTTAGCCCCTTTTTACCTATATTATCTGTTTTTCCTATTATAGATAATACGAGATCATCATCGGAAACTCGCTCGTCATCAAAATCGGTAACTTGTATTTTTGAAGTTGCTTTACTGTTAATTGCAAAATTGTATATTTCTTGTTTGAATAGACGCAACAACTTTACAGGCAATTTTGATTTTCTTTTTAACAATTCCTCATAAATAGGCAGAAAATCAGCTGTTATAATTCTAGTCATTAACAAAGGATATGTATCTATCATTAATGTATATTGGGCTATTTCCGGTTCTGTTTTTGAACTATCGTATTCAATGAACACGAACCGATCGCACAATTGATTGAGTTGTTCTTCATTTAAACAATCGACTATTGAATGTATAATGTCAAGGATATTACGATCGTTTATCGAATATCCCATGAAAATAATTGGGTATTCCAAAAAAATCGTCATTAATTTAGCTGCCAAATACGCGCTTTTCCTGTTAAATTCTGCATAATCAGAAGAATTTATTACAATCGAGTTAGGCTCTTCTATGGAACCGTGTATTTTATAGATTTCTGCGACACCTTGAATGGCGGAAAAAATTAGCTGATTTTGTCCCACGTATTTTTTGTAATCAGTAAAATGATCCTCTAAGAAAGAATCGTAATTGGTAGTTATAACACCAGCAATACTTTTTTTAGATGCCGATATTAACTGGTTAATTTCATTTTGGTATTCGTAGTTAATAGAAGTATTATTTTTTATGTAATTTGCAATTTCTGCTTTAAATGGTGATACTCCTTGTTTTACTTGGTCTTTAACTATTTGACTTTTGGATCTTATTGTTGGGTCTGTAAACCATTTGTTATCAAAATCGTGTTGAATCAATTCTGCTATTTTAGGCATTAAGCCATATTTGAGATCTTCTGAATTTGCTTTATTTTCATAATAGTTATACGCAAAATCATCAGAATTAATCTTCTTAGTCATTTCTTGAAGAAGCCCTTTCCAATCAGGAAGGTTTATATATCTTCTTGACATACCTGAGCCAATAAATAAGAACGGAGACGATGGGAATTTTTTAGTAACATCTGTTAAGGTCATATGGTATATCCTTTCCATCACTTTAACCGCTTAATAACAGCGACCGCTTTTCCGATTGTCATTATAGTTTTATTTCAATTTACGCCCACGGCGGAGCGTTGCGTCAATTTCTTTATCCAGTTTTGCTATCTCTCTGTCAAGCTCCTCCTCACTTGGAACATTGTCATATTTTTTCATCGTTCTTTGTGATACAAAATCTGTTACAAGCGTATTATTGCCTGCAAGAATGTCTGCAACAATTTTCTTGAATGTCGCAAAACTGACGATAGAATCAGGAATTTCGAGCTTTTGACAAGCAATAAGCATTTTAGGTACATAATAGTCTTTGTATTCATAAATAGCTTTTTTGACAGCCGGAGCGATGATAAGCTGATAAGAGGCTAAATTTCCGCCATCTTCTAATCCTGACAAATCTATGCGAAGAGTGTAAAGATAGTACTGTAAACTTTCCTCGTATTTCTTAGAACTTTTAGACAGTTCAGCTAAAGAAAGCAGTACGTTACGATAAGCACAGTATTGTTGCTCTTGCAAAGTGTCGTTAAGTCTTCGGTTAAGTATAGCTTTCGCTACTTCATCAGGCTCAATGTCTTCAAGATTTCTTTTCTCTGAAATATACTCGTCAACTGTAATACCGTATCTCTGGTACTCTAAAGCTGTCAGCAGTTCGGCGTGCTTTTTGATAAAATCATTTCCTGCGTCCGTAAGAATACAGTCGGTAACGCCTTTTATTGTTCCGGAATGCTGTAATAAACCTCTGCCTATCAGCTGTTCTTCCTTTGAATGAGGATCGTCTATTTTGCATTCATAGTGCATCCATTTTGGAAAAGAACTGTGCTTTCCTTTAACATACCAGTTAAGAAAACGAGTATTAGCAAGATCATCATCTGCATTTGTTGGTTCGGCAAGAGGCACTGCAGAAGTCGGGTTGTTTTCTACAGGCTGTTTTTTCTTACCGAAGAGTAAATTAAATAGGCTCATTTGTCACCTCAGACCGTTTTTATTATCTGTTTTACAAGTCCAAGCACTCTCAGTCTGTTAACTTCTTCTTTTTCAAAGTGCCGTGTTTTGTATTCGGGATTGATGGAAATAAGGTCAACCCACGATTTGTCATACTTGACTTTTTTCACAACGGCATCTTCGCCGTCTATCAGAACGACAGCTATCTGTCCACTGTCAACGCTGTCCTGCTTGTGGATTACTATGGTGTCGCCGTCTTCTATTTTAGGATACATACTATCGCCGGCGACCTTTATTGCTATGGTTTCTTTAGCTTCATACGGATTACGGATAACTGTAGGTATATAATCTATAATACAGTCCTGAGCAGTAGCACCGAAACCTGCTGAAACGCTTTCATAAAGTGGAATGTTATATATCCCGTCTTTTATAACATAAGCTATGTTGCTTTTTTCTGGATTGTTTTCTTCGTCATCCCAACCCATCAAAGTGCTGGGGGTAACTCCTAACGCTTTGGCAAGAGCAACAATGGTTGATTGATTTACATCCAATACATCAGATTCGATTTTTGAGATGCTCGCTTTTGTGGAATACCCGATTCTTTCCGCAAGCGCAGATTGAGTTAAACCGGCTTTTCTGCGAAGTTCTCGGATTCGTCCGCCTAGTGTCATAATATCGCATCCTTTCTACTTTTAATTATATAGCTAAGTTGCGATATTGTCAACTAAAATTTACATATTGGTTTCTAAAATGTAAACAATAATTCACTGCATTTTTTGTGCATAATGCAGAAAAGTGTTAATACGGGTTGACATTTTGGAAACTTAGTGCTATTATTGCATTGTGACAGGAAGGAGGTTAAAAGTGACAAATAGCGAACTGTTAAAGGCAATTGCAAAAAAGAAGCATATTACGCTACAAAAGTTAGCAGAGATTTCAGGATTGACACGTCAGGGATTGTATAAGAAACTCGATAATGAAAGCGAGTTTAAAGCAAGTGAAATACAGAAAATTTCCGCTTGTCTCGGACTGTCGAATAGCGAGAAAAATGCTATTTTTTTTGCATGTTAAGTTTCCAAAACGGAAACAATTGCAACAACCGGAGGAGGTGAGAAAGTTGAAAATAGTGGAAGTGAAAAAGTCGTTATCACGTTATGAAAAAGTATTATATTACCCGATATTCAATGGGGAAGAAAAAGAGTGTGCCTCAAAAATCACCGAGCAGTTGAAGGGAATGACGATTTACGAGGCACAGCAGTTGCTTTCAAAGGTATCAAAAGCGATTGTTTCACCTATAAGATTTCTCAATTCTTTTGAAATCTCATTGAATTTTTTGATGTATTCTTCCACAGTCATAGAAGATATATCACAGGCTTTTTCGAGATATAGCATAGCGAGCTTATCTATACGATCTAACTGTTGGGAATAATCCATTTCAAACATCTGCATTGTCCTCCTTTCTATGCATGATATCAATATTATATCATAGAAAAAGGACGATTGCAATAAACTAAGCAAGATGTGGTTCTTTGAACCATAGGTTACTTGATAGCTATAAGACAACCCACAAACCACATACATTTATAAGGAGGTGATACTATGAAAAAATACGGACCTGTACCTGACGGTCATGTAGTAAAGGACTACTACATAGGTCACACGCACATTAAGATATGTGACGACTGCTACCGCGATAAGACACCGGAAGAGCTGGAAGCGCAGCGGCAGAGATTATCGGATCTCTGTTATGAACTGCTCGAAAAACAGGCAAGACGTGAAGCACTCGAAAAGGCGAGCGCAAACTATTGATAAAAACAAGGAAGTCCAAAAAAGGACAAGCCTTACAGGAGGTAAAAATGAAAATATCTAAGATAATTGCCTGCATACTCTCCCAGCTCCTACGCTTGTGGATAACAGCGTGTGCGGCCGTGATGATGTACATACCGATGTCAGCACTGGCGTATGCCGAACGTGGCTATAAAGCCGTAGGCGGCGAAATGCTCCCCGTAGCGATAGTCGCTGTTGCGGTGTGGTACGGGCTGGGGTGGCTAATGCGGGAGTGGTACAATAATATGATAGGAGGCGGACACGATGACAGATCTTGAACGAATCGCCAAAGAAGCCACCGATCACGGTATGACGTATGGCGAGTATGTTGCCTGGAAGGCAAGAGCCGCACTTGAGCAACAGCAAAACTACCGCCGGGCAAGGCAGGTGGCAGAACTGAATAGGAAAAGAGGTAAGAAGAAATGAAGTTTACGGTTAGCACAACGGTTGCTACTTACGAAGAGGTAGCGGCAATTGTTCAGGCACTTGTTGGTATTGTGAACAATATCAATGTAACAGACTGCGAAGGCGAGGACAACAATGGCGATAATAATTAGATACAACAAGCCAATTATCAAGACTGCCGCAGAAATGGAACCGGGCGACATCTTCCGCACCGAGTATGGTAATTACGGCAACTGGTGTGAGTTTGTCTTTGAAAGCTGTAATGCATACCTTTTCAATATTACAGAAATACACTTTCATAAAAAAGGACATACGCAAAGCGAAACGTGCTTCAGTATGACAGACATAAACAAAGTGGTCTATGAGGTTGTCGGTAGAGAATCAGCATAAAAGAAAAGGCTGTCACAAGGACAGCCATAAAACAAACAAAAACGTTATTACTGTGATTATATCACAGCATGAAAGGAATGTCAATTGATAAAAGACAATTATACCTTTAAAGAAATAATCGAGGCGCAGAAAAAGCCTCTTGAAGAGAAAATACATCTATCTGTGGATGTTCTCAGAAAAGCGTATGCTCTGAGTCGTCACAATGTGGCAATTGCCTTTTCAGGTGGGAAGGACAGCACGGTTGTTGCTGATCTTATAGAACGCTTTTTGCCAACAGAGTTTTCAAAAACATTCTGTATATTCGGTAACACAGGCGTTGAATTTCCTGAGAGCTTGAAATTTGCACGGAGCTATGGCAAGGAACACTTCGGAGAACGCTTCAAAGAAACTAAGTTTCTTGAGTTAAAAGAGCCTGAACTTAGATACGATTTCGCAAAAAAGATAGTACAGCGACTTGAAGAAGAAAACGCACTTGATGAAATTTTAAAGCCGGACGGAAAGTTGAAAGGTCAGAAAGCATTGATTAAAGCGGCAGAAAAGAGAGAATATATCCTCGACCGTTCTAATTGCTTCCCTATCGGTGCAAAGATGACATTTGCATACTGCTTAGAGCAATACGGCGCTCCTCTTCTCGGTAAATCTGCGTCAAAACTTGACGCTCATCGTATAAACATCGAATGCTTTTTGAAATACTCAGACACTGCTTCGGAAAAAGAAGAACTGAAAGAGTATTACGACACATTGAGAGAATGTAAATACTCTCAGCATTGTTGCACGTTACTCAAAAAGAAACCGAGCGAAAAGATACAGGCAGAGCTTGATTGCGATGTTATTATAAAGGGACTTATGGCGGCAGAGAGCCATACAAGAATGGTAAATGTAGCAACAAGAGGTCATATTTTTGCAAGCCATAGACCTCATGTTAAAGATGGCTCATTCTATCATGTATCGCCGATTGCGATGTGGACCGATGATGACATTTGGGAGTATATCCATAAATATGATGTAGAGTATTCGAGCCTTTATGACATTACATACACCGATAAGGATGGCGAAGAAAAGTATATCAAGCGCAACGGATGTATGTTTTGCGGTACGGATATTCAGTTCAAAGATAATCATCTTTCTGTTCTTCGACAAACACATCCTAAAGCATATCGTGTTTGTATGGATCAGTATGGATATAAGCATGAGTTAAACAAGCTCTTTGAAATGAAGAAAAATCAAAACATCTTAGCGGCAACAACCGATTTAGGCAGAACAGCAAGAATGATAGATGCAGCAGGAGAACAGCTTACGCTTCTTGACGTGCGACCTTGCGCTTATGATGATTTTGCCGAGATGGTTGATCTGAAAGGAACGGGACTTGATAATGAATACGATCCTGATGCATAATAACTGGCTGGCAATGAAGGTAATGCTTCTCATCGGACCTATAACACAGGACGAGTTCTGGACGGCAGTACCTAAGGCACACGCAAAGCTGTGGCGGATAGTCGAACGTGAGGGCAATCCGGATGGCAAGAGACTGACGGTTGATTATGCGGTACAGCTGATAGCAGAACAGATAGAAGCGGGCAGAATGGCGGATTTCACGTTAAAAGAGGCTGCCGTATGATCTGCTCTCACTGCGGCAAGACCGCAGAGCAAAATAACAACTGGGTATTATGCCCGTACTACAAATATGCACCGGTGTGTATGACGCACTGCTACAGCGATTGCAAAAGGTTTGATATGGCGGTCGGGAAGTGCGTATACACGCTTAGAAAAGCAGAAAGGAACGGTAAAAAGTAATGCCGGAAATAAAAACGCATTGGAAATTGCTTACGAATCCGAATTACCTCGGAGCGTACTCGCTTCCGAACGGTCAGGACATAGTAGTCATAATTGATTATGTCCGCCGTGAAGAAATAGTAGGCGTAAACGGTAAAAAAGAATACGAGGTAGTGGCACACCTCAAGAACGGTCAGAAGCCGTTTATACTGAATAAGACAAATATGAAGCAGATACAGAAGCTGTACAACGCTCCATATATAGAAGACTGGGCAGGCCGTGCCATACAGGTATATTTTGATCCGACGGTTGTGTTTGCAGGAAAAAAGGTCGGCGGACTGAGAATACGTCCGACAGTACCACAGATAGCTCAGACCGAAAGGACTTGTGCCGACTGTGGAAAAGAAATAGCAGGTAACGGCAAATTCTCTGCCGAGCAGATAGCTCAGATGTCATACGATAAGTACGGCAAAAGTCTTTGCTGGGACTGTTCACTGGCAGAAAAACAGAAGATCGAAAGCAGAAAAGCACCCGATGCATTAGGAGGTAACGCATGAAAACAACAAAAATCAAGATCAAGAACCTGTTCGGTATCTCAGAAACCGAGCTTGACGGACAGTCGGTTGAAATAACCGGCACAAATGGCGCAGGCAAGACATCTGTAATTGATGCAATACGCTATGCCCTGACAAATCGCTCCGACCGCTCTTATGTCCTCAAAAAGGGTGAGAATGAGGGCGAGATCATCATAGAAACCGACAGCGGATTGTACATAGATCGCAAGAAAAGAAGCGGACAGGCGGATTACAAGTCTATCAAGGAAGGCGGACGTGATGTTCCTGCTCCCGAAAGCTTCTTGCAGTCGATATTTACGCCACTGCAGATAGATCCTGTCAAGTTTATCGCTCTCCCCGAAAAAGAGCAGAACAGAATAATCCTTGATATGATAGATTTCGACTGGGATCTGAACTGGATAAAGGAACAGTTCGGTGAGATACCGAGCGGCGTTGATTATCAGCAGAACATTTTACAGGTACTATCAGACATTCAGAGCGATCACGGCGATTATTTCATTGAAAGACAGGATATTCAGCGTGAAATGCGCCATAAGCGGGCATTCATCGAGGATATAGCAAAAGACATACCCGAACATTTTGACGCTGAAAAATGGGACAAATATGATGTTGGCGGCGTATATGCAAAGATAACGGAAGCACAGCGCAACAACAATCTTATCGACCGTGCAAGAGCTTTTATGGACAGCTATAACAACAAGGTAAGGGGCTATGAGGCTGAGAAGGAAATAGAGCTTTCTAATGAAAAGAGCCGTATTTCTGCCGAAAAGGAAAGCCTTATCGCTGAGATTGAGCGCAAAAAGGCGGAGATAAAGGCGGCTGAGGAAAAGCTCGGTACATTCGATACAATCTATGCGGATAAGCTGGCGGTCGCTGAAGCTACCTACCGTGAGAAGATAGCAAAGCTTGACGGCGATATGAAAACAGCGCAGGACTGCCTTTCAAAAGAGCGGATAGACACATCAGCGCTTGAAGCTGAGGTAAAGACAGCAGAAGCGATGAAAAAGCATCTGAACGAATATAACCGCATGGTGAATATGGAATCAGAGGTCAAGGCGCTAAAAAACAAAGCGGACAAGCTGACAGAGAAGATAGAGCTTGCACGCAGTCTGCCGGGTATGATACTTGAAAATGCAACGATACCGATTGAGGGCTTTACAGTTGAAAACGGCATACCTCTTATTCACGGCTTGCCTGTCAGCAATCTTTCCGAGGGAGAAAAGCTGAATCTTTGCATTGATGTTACTGTTTCAAAGCCCAACGCTTTACAGCTGATACTTATTGACGGCACAGAAAAGCTCAGCACCGAGAACAGACAGCATCTGTACGAAAAGTGCAAGGAAAAAGGCTTGCAGTTTATCGCTACAAGAACAACGGACGGAGAGCTGGAGGTAAACTACTTATGATAGAAGTAAACTCGGAAAACTATTTCAGCACTGAGATGAACAGAAAATATATGGGCTCATCTCAGTTCAAGGCATTTAAGAAATGCGAAAGCTCGGCACTGGCTGAACTTAATGGAGAGTACGAGAGGGCGGTTACGACTTCTCTCCTTGTCGGCTCTTACGTTGACGCACACTATGAGGGGACGCTCGACATTTTCAGAGCGCAACACCCTGAGATATTCACACGAAACGGCGATCTGAAAAGCGAATACAAGCACGCAGAAACTATGATACAGCGTGCAGAAAGAGATGAGCTGTTTTCAAGGTATATGGCAGGCGAAAAGCAGATTATCTTCATCGGTGAGATAGCCGGTGTGCCGTATAAAATCAAGGTTGATAGCTATCATCCGGATAAAGCGATAGTTGATCTGAAGTGTGTTAAGGACTTTGACGAGGTATATAACTCTGAGTTTGGAGCATGGCAGCATTTCATTGATTACTGGGGCTATGACATACAAGGTGCGATCTATCAGGAAATCGTAAGGCAGAATACAGGCAAAAGCTTGCCGTTCTATATAGCGGCGATTACGAAACAGAAGCCTGAGCCAGACTTGCAGTTATACTACATACCGCAGGAAAATCTTGACGAGGCGCTCTTTACAGTAAGGACTTTATCGCCACGTTACAAGATGATAAAGGAAGGTAAACTGACACCTCTGAGGTGTGAAAAGTGCAATTACTGCCGTCACACTAAGGTGCTTTCGGAGATCATAAACTACAGGGACGAGATAATCGACAGTAATATTGAGGACATGGAGGACTAAATGTACAACAAGGCAATTCTTATGGGGCGTATCGTAAACGACCTTGAACTTAAAACCACGCCGTCAGGCGTATCTGTGCTGTCGTTCAGAATAGCGGTTGACCGCAGATTTCAGACAAAAGGCGAAGAAAAAAAGACCGATTTTCTTAACATTGTTGCATGGCGTAACGAAGCGGAATTTATATCAAGATATTTTGCTAAGGGACGTATGATACTCATTGAGGGCGAAATTCAGACGAGAAGCTATCAGGACAAGAACGGCAATACAGCATACGTTACCGAAATAGTTGCTGACCGTTCGACATTCACGGGTGAGAAGAAGGATAGCAGTTCTTCCGGTACGACAGGTTATACGTCGGCACCTGCGGTTGCTTCATATAATGCACCAACCACTCCGGCAAGCTCGGCAGTAGTAGCACCCGATGACGATGATGATTACCCGTTCTGATGAGGTGGCTATGAGTTTTGATAAAAAGACATTTATGAAAACCGTCACCGTTATCTATGATACAAGGGAGCAGCAGAACAAACATATTATTGACAAGCTCGGCGAGTGCGGAGTAATGACGGAAAAAAGAAAGCTCGATTTCGGTGACTATTCGTTTATGGCGGAGGGCAGGGACTTTTCTCTGTCTTGCGCTGTAGAACGAAAGGCAAATGTAGACGAGATATATAACAACATTATGCAGGACAGGGCACGCATAGAAAAGGAAATGAGCGCCGCTTCACAGCTTGCGAACGGTTTTACATTGCTTCTTGAAAATGTAAGCTCGTGGGGTGCGTTAAAGTCCTATCAGGTGCCTAAATGGCAGATGGATATGTCGCCACAGCGAAAGAATAAGGATATAGGCGCCAATGTCTATGCCACGCTGAAAGCGTGGAGCAGTGCAAGCAGATACGGTTTTTCCGTTGAATTTGTAGAAGATCCGAAAGACACGGCAGGCAAAATGCTTGAGATTTTCTATTACTACTGGCGCAATTACAAAGAACTGACGCAGGCTCGGAGGTGATCTGATGGCTGATATTGAGGGCGGTTACATAAAGCTGTACCGCAAGATGACTAAGTGGCAATGGTACTCAGACGAGGTAATGTTCCGAGTGTTTATGCACTTGTTATTGACGGCAAATTACGAGCCTGCATACTGGCGGGATGTGAAAATTGAACGAGGCCAGACGGTCGTAAGTCTTGCAAAATTGGGCGCAACGCTGAATTACAGTAAAGATACAGTTTTGAAGGCACTTAAACGTCTGGAAAGCAGCGGAGAAATAACACGCCGACCGACCGCTCGATACACCATTGTTACTATATCTAACTACAATGAGTATCAGGATAAGCCGACCGATAACCGACCGCCGACCGACCGACAACCGACCGCTGACCGACCGATGACCGACCGCAGAGTCGACCCGCTTAAAGAAGTAAAGAAGAATAAGAAGAATAAAGAAGAAAAAGAAGAAAAAGAAGCGGTACGCTCCGCTTCCGGCTCGCAGGAGCAAAATCTGATTGACCTGTACGGTATCGAGGCAACGGAGAAGTACAAGAAAAGATTTTATGACTGGGCAGAGAAGAGAGGCAAGCAGAACCTTGATTGCATAACGATAATTGCCAAATGGATGGAGCAGGACAACGTACCGAGAAAAAAGGCTGAGGTAAACGATGGAGGAACTCATACGAATTTCAGACCAAGCGAATGGTAATGTTCACGGTCCTATCTATACAAGCAAAGAAGTCGAAGAATTGGGAATACCGAGTACGCAACCTGTTCCAAAACCGGAAAAGTGCAAATACTGTGGGAAAACGTTGTACTACGAGTGCGTTGTACTTATGGGGCAGGCGATGATCTGGAATCTTGAAAAGCCACGTTGCGATTGTGCAAAAGCGGTCGAGTTCTGGAAGCGTTGGGACGCTAAGCAGGAAGAACTGCGAAAGGCGCAGGCTATTGCAGAAGAACAGGAACAGAAGCGCCGGAAGATAGAGGCTATACTCGGCAAATCGGGCATCAAGCAGCGATTTCTTTCGAGGACATTTGAAAATTTTGCTGTGAACAACGAGAACCGCAAGGCATACGAAACAGCAAAAGAATATGTTGACAACTGGCAGGATAACAAAGATAACGGCAGAGGACTGTATCTTGAGGGAACTTGCGGAACAGGAAAGACGCACCTTGCCGTAGCTATTGCACTGAAGCTGATAAATCAGGGCGTGCCGGTTATCTGCAAGACGTCTATTGATCTGCTTGCCGATATAAAGCAAAGCTATGAGTATGACAGCACAGTGAACGAAGAAGAGGTACTGACTGCATACAAGACGGCTGATTTGCTTATAATCGACGATTTGGGTAAGGAACGGGCTACCGAGTGGTCCGTGCCTATCCTGTACCGGATAATCAATGACAGATACGAAAATATGCTGCCAACGATCATAACCACAAACTATAACACCGATTCTCTGATAGAAAAATTGACGGTGAGCGGTGACAGGGAAACGGCGGAAGCAATCATAAGCAGATTTAAAGGCAGCGCTTCCTGCGTCACTATGGCGTGGGGGGATTACAGGAGGATGAGATGAAAAATAATCGAAGAAGTCGCAATATCAAAAGTCGAAAAGAGAGGATGAGATATGCCAGAAAACCGACTGCTGCAAGAACGCAGGCAGATGCGGAGGAGGTACAATGACAAAACAGAAACTTAAAGATTACCGCTACACCTGCAAGTGTATCAAGCAGCTTGAATCAGAACTGAACGATGCGGCGGTAACCGACAGTACACAGGGCTCACAGAGCGAGTACCCCTATGTCAAACATAGTGTCACGATTTCCGGTGTTCCCGATACAGACACACACCTTGCTAAGAAAAAAAGACTGTCTGAACTTAAAGCGCAGAAGGCAGAGGTCGAACGGTTTATTGATGACATCCCAGACGAGCAGACGAGAGATATGTTTAAGCTAAGGTACATCAAAGGGTATAAGCTGTCTCTTATACACATCTCCGAGCCCACGA